GAGCAAGTTGCCCAGTTGATTTTAAAGGGCAGTAACGAAACGAAAGAAGCAATTCGCAAGGCGCTCGATCTGGACAAAACGCACACCCGTCAGCGCCGATCTAAAGTCACCAACAGCCAAGTGCGGAATCACGTTAGGGCTGTAGGTGAGGTAACCCATATACCGGGTTTTGTGCCTTCACCCCCTGCGCGGGTTTCAGATCGCGGCCCAGAGGCCGTGCAGATTTGGACAGATCGCTGGCTGGATAACAATGGCGATAACTTATCTGAATACGATCTTGACCAGATTGCAGAGGGTGCTGAGATGTAACCAGTGACTGAATCGTTAGGTCAAGTAAACGCCGCTGCGTTCTTTGGTGACGCCGCACTTTTCGGAG